TCTTCAACCTCGACACCGACTCCAACGGTCGCTGGAGCGTTGAGAAGTTCAAGGGTCTGATCTATCAGATCGAGCGCGATGCCAACGCTATTGCACAGCAAACTCGTAGAGGGAAGGGCAACTTCATCCTCTGCTCCGCTGATGTTGCTTCCGCTCTGAATATGGCTGGCGTGCTGGACTACACCCCTGCACTGTCCACCAACGGTCTCCCCGATGACACTGGTAACACCTTCGTTGGTACCCTCAACGGCGGCGTTAAGGTCTACGTGGATCCTTATTCTGCAAACCTGGCTAACGACCACTACTACGTGGCTGGTTACAAGGGTAGCAGCGCATATGACGCAGGTCTCTTCTACTGCCCCTATGTGCCCCTGCAGATGGTCCGCGCCGTGGATCAGGGTTCCTTCCAACCGAAGATTGGCTTCAAGACCCGCTACGGTATGGTCGCCAACCCCTTCGTGTTCAAGGCAGATGGTTCCGCTGTGGGCGAAGACCTCAACAGCGCCACTGGCAAGGGACGCAACCAGTACTACCGTCGCGTGCTGGTCCGCAACCTTATGTGATCCATCATCACATATCTTTCAGAGGGTCTTCGGACCCTCTTTTTTTATGTAAATTTTTCGTTAAGCAATTTGTGTAGCGATGTATACGAAAAATAAGAGTCAATACGTTACACCGCGATTAGGGGAAAATTGTTAGGGTTCACGTATAATTAGTAGCAGGAATTGGAGTTACGCCAATGCACTGAAACCTAACTTCCATTTTATTATGATTTTCTTCTGAAACCGTGGGGTTAAACTATGCACAACATATTGTCTCGTAATCAATTAACTGAATGGCGTCATTTTGAAGAGACTCTCGATAAACTGGAAATCGAGAATCAGATGATTGAAAAACTGAATGACTACTATGAATGTTTAATCGAGTGCGATGAGGATTCAGCTGCTTGCAAAAGAATCTGTAGGGGTATTCTAATGTAGCTTATAATGAGTCTTGTACTGGGGGGTCTTGGACCCCCCTTTTTTTGTGCTTACCCTGTTTACCCTGCATCTTATATAACTTATATAAACTGTTTTGATTTGCTAATATATTTTCTGTAGGTCCTGCTTTTTCCTTGCTTTCTGCCTATATATCGTGTATACTTACCGCATATTCAAAACACCCCATTATGCAAGACACTAATTTCATCATCTGTACTCCTGAAGGCATCACCCCGTTGGGTCAACGTGGTGGCAGCGGTGGCGTCAAGTACCCCTGGATGTCAGAGCAAATCAAAGTCGGTGGTGGGTTCTTTGTTGAGCGCACTAAGGAACAGATTGATACTGATAAAGCACGCCCTAACGTTCCTGCAACTCTGAAGGAAACTGGACGTAAGTTCTCCGTTGTCAAAGTTCGCCGTGACCTGCCTGGCGATCGTACACAGTTCGGTTACTATTGTAAGCGAATCAAGTGACACGGTGACAATCTTAAGAAAGACTCCCTAGAAGGGGGTCTTTTTTTATGCTATATAAGGACAAGAGCGTACCCCTAAATGAAAACTCTGTCTAATTATTTCTCTCCCGAAGGAGATCGCACTGCAGTGGTTGTGTATGACCGTGATGGGTTTGAAGTCTTGTGCACACAATCACTAGAAAAAACTTTAGAGAAGCGTACGTTTGATAGAGAATGGGACGCTAATGATTTTGCGGAAAACTGGGTTCTCCGTAAGTAACTAAATACCCCAGTAGTGCCTGGAGTTATTATGTCTGCGGTGTGGTTGCAAGATCAACCTGATAACAGAAACTTTTTATCGCCAGTCGGTTTCAAGATGAAGATCGACATCTTTCCTGGTGTTGACTTCTTCTGCCAATCTGCAAACATCCCTGGCATCACGGCACAAGTCAACGAAGTATCTACTTCCAGAAGAAGATTACCTATCCCTGCTGCAGGTGGTACTACGTTCGATGATCTTACAGTTCAGTTCCTGGTTGACGAAGACCTAAAGAATTACCTGTCTATTTGGAATTGGATTAACGATACTACTCTGGCATACGAACCAGATGACAGCAAAGAACCACAGTTTTCTAATGCACAACTGTTTGTTCTTACCAACAACTTTAACACAAACTTTGTTGTTAACTTCGACAGTTTGTTCCCTGTAAGTCTCAACACACTTGCATTCAATGCGGGAGCAAATGATGTAGAATATCTTATCGGTACCGTTACATTTAAGTACGGTTACTATGAATTCTTGAACTTGTCCCAACGTAAGTATGAACCTTGATCAATTGAAGGATATGTGGAAGCACGACTCCACTGTCCTAGATGGGAACGACGGTTATCCTGACTTCCTTAAAGCTTGTAATGAAACACCATATCTTCACTCCAAGTACCTGGATCTCTTTTGCGATTACAAATCGCGAATGATTGATCAGGAGTTTGCTTACAAGTTTCTCTACAAAGAGAAGTGGATGTATTACAAAAAGAAGGCACCTGCGTCAGCGTACAAGGATGTTCCTTTCGATTTGAAGTTGACAACTAAAGACGAAGTAGAGATGTTTCTTAATGCGGATGAGGATCTTGCCAAGCATTCCGCAAAGATAAAGTACTACGAGATGATTCTATATTTCCTGGAGTCTGTTCTCAAACAAATCTCTGCCCGTCAATATCAGATTAAAAATGCTATTGAGTGGGAGAAATTTAGAAGTGGCGGACATTAAACTTCAGAAGAAAAACGAAGTCTTTAACGTTATTACTACGGAACCTCATATTCATCGTGAACTCTCTGAGTATTTTACGTTTGAGGTTCCTGAGGCAAAGTTTATGCCGTTATACAGGAAGAAGGTGTGGGACGGAAAGATTCGTCTCTACTCTCCTGGCAATGGTGAAATCTACGGTGGACTCACGGAGCATTTGCTGCACTGGTGTAAGACGATGCGCTACACCTTGGAATACGAAGACAACAAATTCTTTGGTATGCCTGATGCTATGAACAAGGAAATTTCCTTGTCTGGTGTCCGTACCTTTATGAAGGGTATTACTAAACTGGAACCTCGTAACTACCAAATCTACGGTGTATACGAAGCTCTGAAATATAATCGCAAACTGCTGCTGTCCCCAACCGCTAGCGGTAAGTCTCTGATGGTTTACGGCATTGCTCGCTGGCACGTTGCCAACAAACGCAAAGTCCTGTTGATCGTTCCCACAACTAGTTTGGTAGAACAGATGTACAAGGACTTTGAAGATTACGGTTGGAATGCCGAAAAGCATTGTCACAAGATTTACTCTGGACAGGATAAGTACAAGGATTCTAACGTAGTAATTACTACTTGGCAATCCATTTACAAAGAACCACGTAAATGGTTTGAGAGATTCGATTGTGTCATTGGTGACGAAGCGCATTTGTTTAAGTCGAAATCTCTTACTAAGATTATGACAAAATGTCATAATGTAAAGTACCGCATTGGATTCACAGGAACTCTAGATGGTACTCAAACACATCAGTGGATCCTAGAAGGTTTGTTTGGTCCTTGCGAACAACTCGTGAAAACAAAGGACCTTATGGAAGGAGGTCATCTTACTCCACTTAAGGTTAAATGTCTAGTGCTTAAACACGAGTGGGGTACATTCGATAGTTACCACGATGAAATTGATTATTTGATCACGCATCCAAAGCGTAATAATTTAATCAAGAATCTGGTCAACGATTTGGATGGTAACACTCTAGTGCTGTTCAACTACGTAGAGCGTCACGGAGAACCTCTTTACGAGATGATAAATAATAGCACAGAGCGGAAAGTATTTTTCGTTCACGGGGGTGTGGATGTAGAAGACCGTGAGGAAGTCCGCAGGATTACGGAGTTGGAATCCAACGCTGTCATCATTGCGTCTTACGGTACGTTCTCCACGGGTATCAATATCAAAAAACTTCATAACGTTATCTTTGCGTCACCGTCCAAGTCACGGATTCGTAACCTGCAATCCATCGGGCGTGTGCTGAGAAAATCTAAAGACAAACACGTTGCTACTCTGTATGATATCGCTGATGATATCACACGTGGTGAGTGGAAGAATTTCACTTACAAACATTTTGAGGAGCGTGTCAGAATCTATCAAGAAGAAAGATTTGATTATGAAATTATCAAAGTCCGTTCCAAGTTTTAGCGTATGATAGATCCCTTAGCAGAACCTTTTGTCGGTGTATTAAAACTAGTCACTGGAGAAGAACTGATCTCGCTCGTCGCGTGGTCCGAGGAGGACAATGTTATTATGTTACAGAATCCTATGTTGGTAGAAGAAGCAACATCGAAAGATGAATTTTCTGTCATCAAAGGATTCAAACTTGACCTCTGGATAAAATCTGCTATGGATGAGGATGACTTTTTCTTAATGAATAGTGATAAGATACTAACCATTACAGAAGCAAACGAATCGATCGCGACCTTCTATCAGGAAAACATATCAATGGTTTTCCGCAAAGCAGGATCCAATCGCATCAAACCCTCACGCGATATGGGTTACTTAGGTTCAATTGATGATCACCGTAAGCTCTTTGAACGTCTCTACCGAAAGTAGCTCTGGTGTTTCTCAACAGCGACACTGTTATTATAGAGATATTTAGAGGGTCTGTCAAGCTACCCCTAGATTTGTCACCTCGTCACTTCCCTTTTACACATCTTGTGTTATAATACTCACATCGAAAGAATCACATATGGCGAAAGTTAAAACCGAGTACTACGTAAACAACAAGGAATTTCTTGCCGCCATTGTGGAGTACCGAGAGAAAGTGCATTTCGCTAAAGAAAACGAACTGCCTCGTCCTCTCCTTCCCAATTACATTGCCGAGTGTTTTCTCAAGATTGCCACTCATTTAAGTTATAAGCCTAACTTCGTGAACTATATGTTCCGTGAAGATATGGTTTGTGATGGCATTGAGAACTGTCTCCAGTATGTTGATAATTTCGATCCTGAAAAGTCCAAGAATCCTTTCGCTTACTTTACCCAGATCATCTACTACGCCTTCTTACGTAGGATTCAGAAGGAGAAAAAACAACTTGAGATCCGTAGCAAGTTAATTGAACGCTGTGGTTACTCCGAGGTGTTGCACTCTGATCGGTTTGATGGTAGTATGTCAGGGATGAACGAATCCGATTCGGGACTCAACTCCATTAAAGAAAACATTGAAATTAGAATGTCGCGATGAAGGTTGCCGTTATCACAGATCAGCACTTTGGTAGTCACAAGGGTAGTCAGATCTATCTCGATTACTACAAGAGGTTCTACGATAACGTCTTCTTCCCTTACCTGAAGAAGCATAAGATCACAACCGTTCTCGACCTTGGCGATACTTTTGACAACCGCAAGAGTATCGACTTTGTTTCTCTTGAGTGGGCAAAGGAGAACTACTATGATGTTCTCCGCGATATGGGCATTACCGTCCATACCGTAGTCGGTAACCACACCGCATATTACAAAAACACTAACAAGGTTAACACCGTTGAGTTATTGTTGAGTGAATATGATAACGTGGTAGTGTACAAGGAACCCACTGATGCCGAGATTGGTGGAACCAGTGTACTCTTTGTTCCCTGGATTTGCGCTGACAACTATGACCTGTCCATTAAAACGATTCGTAATTCCTCCTCGCGAGTTGCGATGGGTCATCTTGAGCTCAGTGGGTATCTTGCTCGCCCTGGATTCCGCTATGATAGTGGAATGGACGCTAACCTTTTTTCTGACTTTGATGTTGTCCTGAGCGGACACTTCCACCATAAGAATTCTAAGGGCAACGTTACTTACCTTGGTAACCCGTATCAGATGTACTGGAATGATCACGGTGACACCCGTGGTTTCCACATCTTTGATACAGAAACATTCAAACTTCGTATGGTGAAAAACCCGTACGAAATTTTTGCAAAAATCTATTGGGATGATTCAGCAGACGCACCTGCACTGATCGAACCCAAAGATTATGCAAACAAGTATGTCAAGGTCATTGTTGAGCAAAAAACAAACTACGTAGACTTTGAGCATATGCTTAACAGTCTCTATGATGCAGGTGCTCTCGATGTAAAGGTTGTTGAGAAAGTTGGTGTGTTCGATGACCCCGAAGCGGAGGCAATCGATGTCAAAGACACACTGACTTTACTGGACGAATACCTTGACGAAGTGACGCTAGAGGTAGATAAAACCGCACTTAAGAGTCTAATGAAATCGCTATATATTGAATCCTGTGAAGTAGCGTAGTGTTTATCATCACTCTAGAAGGTCACGAAGGAGAGGGCGCTTACGCTGTTCACGATGCTGACGGCGAAAACGTCCTCTATTTGTTTGTTGACAAGGATGATGCTATGCGGTATGCTGGGTTACTGGAAGCAGATGACTTCCCTCCAATGGCAGTTACTAGTATAGAAGATCAACAGGTTATTGCTACCTGTGAGAAAGTCAACTGTCGTTATAGTATAATCACTCCTAACGATTTCGTAATCCCCCCTTCAGATAATGATCCTGTTCCAAAAGATCCGTTGGAAAAACCTCCTGAGCACGGGTGATTCTTTCACTGAGGTTGACATCACATCTGCTAGAACAAATCTGATTATTGGCACCAACGGTGCAGGTAAGTCCACAATCCTGGATGCGTTTACTTTTGGATTGTTTGGAAAACCATTCCGTAAAATTAATAAACCTCAACTAGTAAACAGTGTCAACGAGAAGGGCACCCTGGTTGAGATCGAATTCACTATCGGTCGCAAAGAGTTCTTGGTGCGACGTGGTATCAAACCAAACATCTTCGAGATCTATTGCAATGGTGATATGTATGATCAGAATAGTTCTGCAGTAGATCAGCAGAAGAACTTCGAGCAGAACGTTCTTAAACTTAACTACAAATCTTTTACCCAAATCGTTGTCCTGGGTAGCAGTACGTTCGTACCTTTTATGCGTCTGCCCCTGGCACAGCGTAGAGAAATTATTGAAGATCTCCTAGATATTAATGTGTTCTCTTCTATGAACGAAGTCCTTAAAGTTCGTCTTAAAGAAATTAAGGATGCTGTGCGTACGCACGAACTTAACACGCAAAGTGTAAAGGAGAAGATCGAACTTCAAAAAGGTTTCATTAATAATCTGGAGGTCAAGAAGAATAAGGATATTGAGCAGAAGAAAAGTCAACTTCGTGAAGTCCTAGATCAACAGGATAATTGTCGCGCAAAAATTGTGGACGCCACACAAATGATTGCCGAGATCAATGAAAAGATTGTCGCTCTCAACAACCCTGAGAAGCGCCGCAATGATTTGCGTGATCTGTCAATGAAGTTGAAACGTAGGGTTACCAAGATTACTGGTGATAAAAAATTCTACGAAGACAGTGCGAACTGTCCCACTTGCAAACAACCAATAAGTCAGGAGTTTAAGCTTGAACAAATCTCCGCACTCGATAGTAAGATCAGAGAAGTCGAGACAGCGTTTGCTGATATCGATCAACGCCTTGCTGAAGTTGTTTCACCATTAGAAACACTGCAAGAATATACTGATGGTATCCGTCAGTGCACTGAAATTACTTACACTCAGGAGGGGGTGATTACTACTCTGGACGGTCAGCGGAAAGTGCTGCAGCGCGAGATCAAAGATCTTGTAGACGACAGTATCTCCGTCAAAGATGAAGCTAAGAAACTTCTCGAAATGACCGAATCTCTCAAAACCGTGACTAACTCTCTTGTAGAGTCGCGTAAGCAACTGGACCTGCATATCACCGCAGGTCTTCTCTTGAAGGACTCTGGTATTAAGACACGCATCATCAAGAAGTATCTTCCTGTGATGAATAAACTTATTAACCAGTACCTCAATAAGTTGCAATTCTTCTGTAACTTCACCTTAGATGAAGAGTTTAAGGAAGTGATGAAGTCGCGGTATATTGATGAGTTCTCTTATGAAAATTTCTCCGAAGGAGAGAAAGCTCGTATTGATATCAGTTTGCTGCTCACTTGGCGTGGTATTGCTAAGCTTAAGAATAGCGTGGATACTAACCTCCTCATTCTCGACGAGATCTTTGACGGATCTCTTGACACAGTAGGATCAGATGAGTTATCATTTATCCTCAGGACTTTTAATGATAAATCTAATGTGTATGTTATCTCACACAGAGATAACCTCACTGACAAATTCCAACGTGTGCTGCAGTTCTCCAAACCTCAAAACTTTTCTAAGTTGGAAGTTTTGGAAGCAGGTGGTCCACAATCTATACCTCAAGGAGAATAATGGTTTCTGAACAAGTAAAACAATCCCTCGAAGAAGCATCGCACCATTTGCGCGAAGCACTTGCATTTGCAGCACGATCGGAAAGTCCTTTTGTTGTTAAGAGTATTGGAGAGATGATCTTCAACGCTGAGCATATCCAAGAGGTAGATGAACTCTTGCATAGTCTTGACGACGACGATGTTTGATTATCTTCCAGTATTTGCAACCCCATTTTTTAAAGGGCATCTTGAGGTTCCTCAGGGTGCTCTAATTTATTGGGAAGAGATGGCCGAGACTGAAGGTCGCAGCAGATCTAATCGTGGTGGATGGCAATCTAAAGAATGCATTGGTGGACCGTTCGCTATGGAGTTGCAAACTTATCTTCAGAAAGCATTCCCGAACTTTGATGTTGCATCGATGTGGGTCAACGTCAACCGTCCTGGTGATGAGAATGTTCCTCACATACATCCTGGTTCGGACCTCGCCTTTGCCTGGTACCTGACAGACTCCGAGGGATTAAAGGTACAGAATCCAAATATATTCTCACAGTTTAATCTTCTTCGCGAGTTCTCGCATCGAGAAGGAAACGTATACGAATCGATCGATTTTAATTTTGCTGCAGGAGACATCGTAGTCTTCCCCTCTCACTGCGTGCATAGTGTCAATCGGAATAGTGGCACAACAAATCGCGTATCGATGTCGGGTAACCTAAAATGGAATCCAAGAACAGCGGAGACCAATGCAACAGGAAATCAAGGGCAACTTAGCCAAGCTCTTAGCGAGTGAGAACCTTCTGGTTCAGCACAAGGCAGTCAAGACTGCTTCCTTTGATGTTCACAACCGTGTTCTGACGCTGCCCATCTGGAGCGGTCTGTCTAACACCGTATACGATCTCTTGGTAGGTCACGAGGTTGGACACGCCCTGTTCACTCCTGACCGTGATATGACTGACCTTGGTGCTCCCAAGGATTATGTGAACGTCACTGAGGACGTACGCATCGAAAAACTGATGAAGCGTAAGTACCTGGGTCTCCGCAAAGATTTCTGGAATGGGTACCGCGAACTGCACCAGAAAGATTTCTTTAGCGTCCTTGGTGTTGACCTGGACGAGATGTCCCTTGCTGACCGTGTAAACTTGCACTTCAAAATCGGTCACTTTATTGAGATCGCTTTCGATGGTGCTGAACTGGAACTGATCTCGGAGATCGAATCTGCTGAGACCTTTGAAGATGCTGTAGAAGCAGCGAAGAAAATGTACGCTCTGCACCAGGAGCAGAAGCAGCAGGAGCAACTCCCTG